TAAGTTTATAATGTTTCCATCTACTAACATGTATTATTTAACCAATAACCAAGAGGATAGTTTAAATTTTGTGCAAACTATATCTTATGAATATATCTAATTATTATTGGTATTTTACTAGTGCACTAACACCTAAATTTTGTGATGAGGTTATTAAGTATGCTAATGCACAAAAAGAAACAATGGCTATCACTGGCGGATATGGAAGAGAAAGAAATTTAAATAAAAAACCTTTAAATAAAGAAGAGGTTAAAGATATAAAGAGAAAAAGAAATTCTGATTTAGTATGGTTAAACGATAAATGGATTTATAAAGAATTACATCCATATGTTCACGAAGCTAACAGAAATGCTGGTTGGAATTTTGATTGGGAAAGAAGTGAGTCTTGTCAGTTTACAAAATATAAATTAAATCAATATTACGATTGGCATTGTGATAGTTGGGATAAACCTTATCAAAGAGACGATGTTAATCACCCAGAGCACGGAAGAATTAGAAAACTATCTATGACTTGTCAATTAACAGATGGTTCAGAATATACAGGTGGTGAATTAGAATTTGATTTTAGAAACTATGATCCACATATGCGAGATGAATCAAAACACAAAATACAATGTAAAGAAATATTACCAAAAGGATCAATCATTGTGTTTCCTAGTTTTGTATGGCATAGAGTTAAACCAGTAACATCAGGCACAAGATATAGTCTTGTGGTATGGCATTTAGGGAGGCCTTTTAGATAATGTTTATAAATAGTTATTTTCCAACTGTAGTATGGAGTGAAGAAAAACCAGAGTTTGTAAAATCTTTAAATAAAGCTAGTAACAAATATATTAAAGCTGCTAGAAGTTTTCCAGAAGCTAAGGCACATATAAAAAAACATGGTGATTTTGGAAGAGCATTTCATTCAACATCTTTAACTGCTGACAATGATTTTTTAGATTTTAGAAATTATGTTGGTCAAAAATCTTGGGAATATTTAGATCACCAAGGTTATGATATGTCACAATACAAAACCATGTTTACTGAATTATGGGTACAAGAGTTTGCTAAAAAAGGTGGTGGTCATCATTCAGCACACGTACATTGGAATCAACATGTATCAGGTTTTTACTTTTTAAAATGTAGTAATAAAACATCAAACCCAGTTTTTCACGAACCAAGGACCGGGGCACGTGCAACTAAATTAAAAATGAAACCAAATTTAAAAGGAGTATGGCCAGGTCATGATTTGTTTCATATAAAACCTAAACCAGGAACATTAATTATTTTTCCAGGTTTTTTAGAACACGAGTATTCAATAGATTTTGGTATAGAACCTTTTAGATTTATACATTGGAATATACAAGCGGTGCCAAAAGAAATGGTTAGAGATGTTTAAAAAGAAAAAATATACAGTTATCCGGCAAGCAATATCAAAAGACCTAGCAGCTTTTGTTGCAAATTATTTTTTAATGCAAAAGCAAGTATATGATACTTGTAGAAATCATAGATATCTTTCACCATTTGAAACTATACTTGGATATTATGAAGGTGAGAATGAACAAATTCCAAACACCTATTCTCAATATGCAAATATGGCTATGGAAACTTTATTATTAAAATGTTTACCAGATATGGAAAAAGCAACAGGATTAAAATTATATCCTGCATATACTTACGCAAGAATTTATAAAAAAGGTGATATTCTAAAAAGACACAAAGATAGATTTAGTTGTGAAATATCTACGACTATGAATCTTGGTGGTGATGATTGGCCAATATATCTAGAACCATCTGGAGAAATTGGTAAGAAAGGTGTCAAAGTAGATTTAAAACCAGGAGATATGTTGGTTTATTCTGGCTGTGAGCTAGAACATTGGAGAGAAAAATTCAAAGGCAAAGAATGCATACAAGTTTTTCTGCATTATAACAATCGTAAGACGCCTGGAGCGAAGGATAATATGTTCGACAAGCGTCCACATTTAGGTCTTCCTTCTTGGTTTAAACGATGATATAATTCTTAGATGGGGGCTGTGTCACCACCACATACCACGCAGCTCCCTTTTAAGGAATTTATATTATGTTTTTTGGCGGAACGTCCTTTGCAGGAGCACCTTTTGGAGATTCAGGATTTAATCCTAATGCATTTGTAAGTGTATCTGGATCTAGAATAAACGAGTCCACAGGCACTGTTGGTTTAGTAGGTAATGCTAATTTAAGCGTTACTGGTAATAGACTTAATTTTACTATTGGTAATGTAACTATTGTTGAAGGTACAGGTGTTATTGTATCTCCTGATGGTAGTCGTATTAATGTTACAAGTGGTGATCCAACTATTGTTGCAAAAGCACTAACAGCTGTAACAGGATCAAGAGTAGATCTAAATACAGGCACACCTACCTTTGCATTTAAATATCCTGTAACAGGATCTAGGGTAAATACAAATACCGGAAGTGTTACAACAGTTGGTAAAGCTACTATTTTACCAAACGGATCTAGAGTAGATGTTAGCACTGGATCTGTCACGGTTACTGCAGATGCAAATTTATCTGTATCAGGAAGCAGAGTTAATTTAACTATAGGAAATGTTACAACTAAAGCAAACGCAACAGTAACAGTCACAACAAATAGACAAAATATTTCAACAGGAACTGTAACCATAGTAGCTAAAGCAACTGTTAGCCCAGATGGTAGTAGAATAAATATGGCAGATGGTTCTGTATTAATTAAAAAATGGGATGGTATTGTACCAGGTGCTACTCAAACTTGGACACCAGTATCAACATCACTAGGATAAAATTATGTTATTTGGAGCAACACCCTATGCAAATTCACCTTTTGGCGATCCAGGCGGCGTAACAGTCTTTGTTAGTTTAACAGGGAACAGGGTAAATGTAGATACAGGGACTGTAGGTATATCTGCTTCTGCAAGAATATTACCAGGAGGCTCTGAAATAGAAATATCAGTAGGTAATGTTGTTGTTAAAATAGGACAAACAGTAGGTGTAACAGGAGTAAGAATAAACCTTGCAACAGGCACTGCTTCTGTGATATCATGGAACCCGATAGTTCCAGGAGCAACTGGTACCTGGGTACCTATTGACCCGGATAATCCGTAGGAGAAATATATGGCATCAAGTACGTCAAGTGATTTAAAATTAGAATTAATTACAACAGGTGAAAAATCAGGAACCTGGGGTACAATTACAAACACAAATTTACAAATATTAGAGCAAGCAGCATCTGGATATCTATCTTTAGATGTTGGATCTAGTGATGTAGCATTATCGTTAGCAAATCATGCTACAGCAAATGGTAAAAATTTATACTATAAACTATCAGGCACATTATCTGCTAATAGAACAGTCACTATGCCAGATTCTGCAGAAAGAGTATTTATTGTAGAGGATGGTACAAACAGATCATCTTCTCAATATACCCTAACTGTTAAAACTGTATCAGGGACCGGGATAGCTTTGCCAGTGGGTTCTACAACAGTTTTATATTCTGATGGTACAAACATTACAGGTAAATTACAAACCAAAGGATACCACACACCAGGAGGCACATATACTACAGTTAATGGTGATCAAGTTTTAATTAACACATCTGGAAGCGGTATTAGTGCTGCAGTTACAATAAATTTACCTGCTTCACCTGCTATTGGAAATGAAGTTACATTTATTGATAGCGGAAACAATCTTGCATCTAACAATTTAACGGTTGGAAGAAATGGATCAAATATAAATGGTGCAGGTTCTGATCTAGTCGTTAGCACAAATGCTTCAGCTTTTACGTTAGTGTATGTTAATGCAACACTAGGCTGGGTATATAAAGATAAAATATAGGGGCTAAAATATGGCTCTGCTTGACTTTACATTCTTTCCAGGGATCGACAAACAAAATACAACTGTTGGTGCTGAACAACGTTGGGTAGATTGTGATAATGTTAGATTTAGATATTTACTACCAGAAAAAGTTGGAGGTTGGTCATCATTAATTACAGATACAATTGTTGGTGTAGCACGAAGACAATTTGCATTTGTTGATATAGCAGGTAACAGATATGTTGCTATAGGCACAGACAAATTTTTATTATTATATTTTGAAGGTCAACTATATGACATCA